AGACCCCACCAGATAGCCCTACAAAGCCCTCAGAGGGCAAAATTAGCCAACAAACCCCCATTCAGGTATCTGGACAACGGCAAGGCTTAGAAATGAGCCATTTTGGCAATTACAGGGTTGCTACAGAGAAGCAAATAAACTTCTTGCATAGCCTTTGTAAAGGCATTTATACTGACTGGGATAAACAAAAATTACTAGCTTATCTTCAATGGCTAGCAAAAGGAGCAAATCAAGAATTTGCCAAATTAGAGTTTGCACCATACACAATCGTTAAATTCCAATTAGACAACAAAGAACAATTGGCAGATAACCTTAGTGCTTGGTTAAACGCATCAAAACTACCAACAAGTCACGAGCAAGCAGAAGTGGCTGCAGCTGATTGGAGTACTGACCAATTTTAGAAATACTTTTGATGAACCCATATTTTAATGACGTTGAGTTACTACCAAGCGACTACCGGAAAATAGCCGTTTGTGAGTCGTCATTAGATCCAGAAGCTGTTAATCGAACAGGCAAGTACAGGGGCTTGTTTCAGTTTGATAACAGATCGTGGGTATATGTCGGGGGAACTGGTGACCCTGCTCGAGCCTCTGTGCGTGAACAACTCCTACGCGCGCAGAAGCTCGTTAAAAAGCAAGGATTTGCAAGAGCGTTTCCACAATGTTCAAAGAAAATGGGGATCAAATAAGTGAAAGTATTTACAGCGTTTATAGGTGTGTTTCTGGTGTTATTAGTGTTATTTATGCGACAATAATACTTGGAAAGGGGGGCAGAATGAAACCACAAGATCAGTACAGGTTTGAAAAAGCATTGAGAGCTTCAATTTCTCTAGACCTTAAATACAGAGAAAAAGACTTTCAAAACAAAAATGATATGGAAGAAGCTAGAAAGATAGTAGAACAAAAACACTAAGTCAAGACAGGGGCAATAAATGGGAACACCATTAGGTAGAGAAGCTGTTATTAGTTTGTTGATAGGTGGAATACTTACGCTTGGCATTATGCAAATTTGGGAGTGGGTGAAAGCCTATGTTAGATCTAATATCAAGGTGCGTTAGTTGTGGTGGTTGGTGTTACGCAGCTAGTTATTGTAAGCATTGTATGAAAGCGATTAAATAATGCCTACATATATTTGGTGTAAAGTGTGTCATCAAATGATTGCTAAAGAGTTATTACACGAAGATTGTGAACCTAAAGTGCCTGTAACACCTGCAAAGGTTAAAAAACAAATGGGGCTTAAATGACTAACGTAAATCACACAATTCCAAAAGGAACAAGCGACGAACATTACACACCAAAATTTATATTTGACGATTTAGGTCTTGTATTTGATTTAGACGTAGCAGCACCCGTACAAGAATCAAACGTCCCAGCGTTACATAAATTTGACATAAACACAGATGGCTTAAAACAAGAGTGGTTTGGAAATGTTTGGATGAACCCACCATACTCAAAACCAACATTATGGGTAGAAAAGTTTATAGCTCATAAACAAGGAATAGCATTATTGCCAGTTACTAGGGGTTTATGGTGGGATAAATTATGGCAAGAGGCAGATGCAATAATGCCTTTGGCTTATAACGCTAAATTTGACAGACCGAATGGATTGCCAGCTCGGTCAATAGTCTTTAGGACGTGCTTGTATGCGTTTGGTGAGATAAACGTTAAAGCCTTGCATAGATTTAACAGAGCGAGAATAAGATGAGTGATATAATTTATTTGCATTACCATTACGATTACGAGAACAGTAAAGAATGGGTATGTAAAGACGTTAAGTGTTATCAAAAGCGTTTGGAAGATAGAAAAAAATTAGAAGCATATCAAGAGCTTGTAGATCGTGATTTGTGTTGCAAAGACAATTTACAAATGATTGAAGATTCAATACAAGATCCACGTATTGACGATTACAGATAACAACTGATATAAGTACTACCTTGGTCGCTCGAGCCAAGTCTAAACCTTAAGTCGAGGGTTGGTTAATAGCCTACTCAAACAGCCGTCAGAGGGCTTCTCTTGTTCTGCCTATTTAGCAGACGTGTAACAATAACGAGAAGTTACGACATCACAAGCTACTAATACCGAGTCTCCTATTAGTGTAAATAAGTTTGTGATGATATGGCGAGACTAAGCCGAATAACTAATAAGGCTTCCGTTCGATAACCTGAAACCGCAGGGGTTCAAATGAGAATGGTTTACTAAGCCGTTCTCTGCCCTTCAACACACAAGGGTTCTTAACATATATAATGAACAACATATGAATAGTATTAAACGTAACGGATCTACAACACGTTGGAGAAAGATAAGAGTTGCAATACTCAGACGAGACAACAACACCTGCTACTACTGTGGAATACCTACAGCTACTACAGTCGATCATCTCACACCCGTCGAGCAAGGTGGCGACGATAACTTCAATAACCTCGTTAGTGCTTGCGCGAACTGCAACTACAGTAAAGGCAATCGAACTGAAGAACAGTACATTAAAGCAAGAAACAAAAAGCACAGGAGCAAAATGATTAAACAAACCCAATTTTTTGTACACGATAAGACACCACCGACCCCTGCTATGTTTTTCTCCCCAGAATGTCTTAAAAGTCCGTTTGAAAAGCCAAAGGTAAACTAAATGGGCTTAAGAGAAGAAAAACAGCGCATATTGCCTGCACTTGATAAGGCAACTGAGGAAGCGCAACGTCAGGGCTTTATTACAGAGCTTGACCTTGCTGGTATTGCAGCTTTGTTCACCATTGCTGGCGTTCTTGACTCTGGAATGTTAAAACCTATGGAAGAAATCAAATACTTATCACAGTTGCAATCAGGGTTAGACAAGTATGGTCTCAGCTTGTTTGGTCGTAAAGAAAAACCTGAATTAGAAGTTGGTGAAGACATACTTGACGATCTTAGGAAACTCACACCCGAGAATTCAGACCACTCCACAGACTCTCCCAACTAGAGGTAACGAGGTCGCAGAGTTTGCGCGACAAATTGATATGCCTTTGCTGGAATGGCAAGAGTATTTAATCAACGAGGCTTCAAAGATTAAACCTGATGGCAGTTGGGCTTACAAAAACGTGCTCGCTATTGCAGCTAGACAAAATGGTAAAACACATTTACTCAGAATGAGAATTTTAGCAGGGCTTTACCTTTGGGACGAAGAACTACAAATTGCAAGTGCTCAAACTAGAGATTTATCATTGGAAACTTTTAAGAAAGTTGTTGAAGTCATTGACAACTATGATTGGCTACGCAAAAAAGTAAAACACGTTACCCGTGCTAATGGTCGGGAAGAAATAATGCTAAAAAATGGTATGCGTTACAAAATTGTAGCAAGTAATTCAGGTGGGGCAAGAGGTTTATCTTCTGATCTTGTAATACTTGATGAGCTTAGACAACAGAAAACCTATGATGCTTATTCAGCTCTTGTGTTTACTATGAACGCCAGACCTAATTCACAATTTTGGGGAATCAGTAACGCTGGTGATCATTACTCGATTGTGTTAAACGCTATGAGACAACGCGCTCTTGACAAAATAGAAAAGAATCTAGATGACCCATTGTGCTTTATGGAATGGTCAGCCTCACCACACAGAAAACTTAATGACATTGAAGGTTGGAAAGAAGCAAACCCTGCACTAGGCAGAACAATTTCAGTAGACGCAATCAAAGCAAGACTAAGTGACCCATCAGAAATCTTTCAAACAGAAGTTTTATGTCAATGGGTAGAAACAATGAACTCAGCTTGGGAACAAGGTGCGTGGAATTCTTGTATGCAACCAAACCTATCACTCAAGCCCGACAGACCAACTTGGTTAGGTGTTGAAATAAGTCCAGAACGAAACTCCTGGGCTTTAACAGGTTCACAAATACTTGAAGACAAATCAATAGCCGTAGGACTAATGGAATACCAAGATCAAGACAGTCCAATTGACGATCTGTTTATTGCTGGACGTATTGCAGAATGGGCAAAGCATTACAACGCAGAAGAAGTTATAGCAAACAGATTTACAGGTGACTCAGTAGTAGCCAAACTTAAACAAGCTGGCATAAACGCTAACGTAATTAAAGGCTCAGATTATTACACCAATTGCGATCAAGTGCTTAGTGCTATGTCAGGTGGTCGTTTGGCTCATTCCAATCAACCAGAACTATCAGCAAGTGTTAATAGTTGCATAAAGAAATCAAATGATACAGGTGCTTGGTATGTGATGAGACGTAAACCATCAACAGCTGCAATAAGTATGATTCTTGCAGTCGGTAAAGCAGAACAATACGGCTCAAGGGCACAAAACCAAGACATTGTAGTTGCTTAGGTGCTTGACTTACATAACGATTTAGTAAAGAATTAGAAGTTATGGGCTTCTTCCAAAATCTCCTTGGTATCACACCACAAGACGACGTTAACAAGATGGACGCAG